GTGCAAAGTCAAAGCCGTGAAGGCAACCGCGTTTCACGTCGGTTCTTTGTTATCTTGTTTGTTTTTTCGTTGTTGGTTTCGGCTTTGGCATTCACATCAAGCAAAGCTGCAACCACGAGTGCTGACAAAAGTATTCCGATGATAGGATTGAAGGGCAACGATGCGACGATTACCGACATGAATGGCCATGATGTCACCAATGAGCCTAAACTTTCCAAAGACTTCATATACACCCTTAATTACCATTGGCGCGTGCCCGACCAAACTGTCATTGCGGCTGGCGATACGGCAAAAGTTAGCTTACCGGCCACGGTCGTCATTCAAACCGATCTTAGTTTTCCAGTGAAAGATCCCAAAACAGGCGCCGTTATCGGCAAATTTTCCGCTAAAGCAGGCAGCCAAACAGCGCTTTTGACGTTCACCGACTTCTTCAGTCATTCCACTGTAGGGCGAACTGGTACTTTAACCTTTACTGCCCAAGGTACATATGATGACCATGAGCATCATCAAGTCGGCTGGTATATTGCTAAATCAGGATGGGCAGTCCTGCCGCCCGCTAATGCTTCAGCAGCTGAAAAAGCTCAGTATGTCGATAGCCTTGGCCGACCTAAGATTCTGCAGTGGGAAATTACCGTCAATCCTCAAATGGTCCAAGTTAACCACCTAGTTCTCAATGACACCCTTGGCAGTGGTCAAACTTTTGACGCCACTCGAAAAATCCAAGTTGAAACTGGTAACTATTCCCAAGGTGCTTTCCACCAAAGCGGCACCATGAACCCGGACTATCAAATTAAAGGAAACCAAATTAAAATTGAACTAGGTAATATCAATCAAACCATTAAGATTGATTTATGGACAAATCCAAGTCCGGCAAGTTTTGCTCAAACGACAACGTGGACAAACCAAGTATCTGCAGAAGCTCAGAATCAAGGCAGTGGCTTGCCGACAGATGCAAAAGGCAAAATCGTGTGGACAGATAATGGCAGCGGTAACGGTAAGGTTGGTCAAGTCACACTAATCAAACGTGATCAAGATCATCCCAAAAAGGTGTTAGCGGGTGCGGTTTTTGCTCTTTACCGCGCCAACCACACCTTGGTTCGCGCAAACCTGACAACCGACACCCAGGGTCAGCTAACGGTTCGTCAATTATTGGCTGGCAGCTATTACTTTGTTGAGACAAAAGCACCTAATGGCTACGAATGCAATCCAACACCGTTACCCTTTACAATTAATACCCAACATCCGCAAGTCACCATTCAAGCAAACGACCGAGCTTCTGCAACCCCGCCACCGGTCAAACCTTCGACATCATCGATGCCTTCTGCGTCTGCAAGCAAGCCGTCTGAATCAGGTTCCAGCCTCCCATCCCCATCATCAAAACCTTCCACATCGGTAAGTACCCCCTCTGCCTCAACACCTAAGCGCCCGTCAACATCGTCAGAGCCTTCTACATCAGTAAGTAGTTCCTCTGCTTCAAGACCCAAGGGACCATCCACTTCGTCAGAACCTTCCACATCTGTAAGTGATTCTTCTAATTCAAGTTCCAAGCTGCCCGCTACCTCATCAGAGTCCTCTACATCGGTAAGCAGTTCTTCTACCTTAAGACCGAAGCACCCGTCAACATCCTCAGAGCCTCCTACATTCATAAGTGATTCTTCCAATTCAAGCGCCGAACTGTTATCCAAATCTAACAACCAGCCCGGAGGCATGAATCATTCTCAAAATCAGCGTCATCTGCCGGACACTGGCGAACGCCTGGAAATCGCCGCCGCCATGTTAGGTAGCTTTCTAGCATTAATTGGAGTTGTTCTGTTCGTTAAAGTCCGCAAGTAAATTGAACTAAGCAGTAAATTGCCATGATGACATAATGAGGCTGTTATCATGGCTTTTTGTGCGTCTCCCAACCATGGGCATATATGAAGATGGTTTAGATCAGTTGCCAATCAATGCATCACCGCTCAGAATACCGCCGAATCATGAAACGGTTTTGGTCTCGTTTTTTTAAAGCAGACAAAATCAGAGCAAAAAAAGAAACCCGAAATGCTATCGAATCAGCATTTCGGGTTTCTTGTGGAAAGTATGTAGAGACAACAAAACGGAGAGTAAGTGCGAAAATAAACGTATATACAATAGTATTAAACCACATTTTGTGCATATTTTGTGCACAAAAATAAGCCTCCCGCCATTACTGGTAGGAGGCATTTTTGTTATCGGATATACAGGCTTTCGCCCGGATAAATCAGGCTATAGATTGATTTGCCGTTGTTAGCGGCTAACGTGTACATGCTGATGCCATACTTTCTGGCAATGCTCCAGAAGCTGTCACCATATCGGACTGTGTAGTACGTGTGGCTTACCAGCGAAGTATATCCAGACGAACGCGAGCCATAGCTCTCCCCACCATTAACACCCAAGGCAACATAATGATACCTGCCTGAGTAGCTGAGATAACGTGCCCAAACGTATGTGCCACGGATATACACGTGATCATAAATCACACTTTCACCAGGTGCATAGCTACCAACGGATGCATAGCCGGTGCCGGCACCAGTGCGGATGTTAACAGTCGCGGACGGCTTGAAAACACCAGTTTGAGCGTAATCAGTGTCGCTTGCTGCCGATGATGTAGCCGGTGGTGTCGTAACAGTTGGCGTAGACGGTGTCGCTGGTTGCTTAGTGTATCCGTTGTCAGTGATGCCAAGTAGATCAACATTACCATCAAGCCCTCCCGCTGCATGCATAGAAGTGAACTGATAGAGCGCAATGCCTGGCAAAGACGGGAACACGCCATAATCTGGCAGTGCCCGGATCTGATAATCTGGATACGCAGCAATCCATAGAGAGTTTGGGAACTCTTGTAGAATTCGCTGATAGTCCACATGCGCCACTGTATATGGCTTGTAAGAATAATACATTGGCGTGTAACCAGCTTGTGCAATCCGACGCATCCCATATAAAATGGCATCGGTGTTAGCTTGCATATTTGCAGATGCACCATCCTCATAATCAAGGGCAATAATAGATCCCTTGGGTGTTAGAATCTTCGGCAAGAAGTAGTCAAGGGCTTGCCGACCAATATCAGCACTGCCGCCAACCCCATACCACAGATAGGTGTGAGCTTTGAGACCATTGGTTTGCGCCGCTTTAACTTGGCTTGCATACGTCCATTGATCGTACAATGTACCGCCTTGTGTACCGCCAGCCTGAATAATGGCAAACTTGTTGTTTATACCATACTTGCCGGTCGCGCCTTGATACTTCGCCCAATCAACGCCAATATCGCCCTTAGCAGCGGAAACCGAAACCGGAGTTGCCGCCAAAGTAAAAGCCGCCGCTAAAGCAGCGACGGCTTGGATGAGTTTCGTATTGTTTTTCATTTGTTTCCTCCTTGATTTTACGTTACGTATTAATGGATACTAATTGGGAGGAGATGAAGAAATGTTATCCATTATTTCTATATTGATTTCTTTGGCAAGCTTTGGGTTTTCGCTATGGACATGGAAAAGTCAGGGAAAAAAGGCAAAGTATATGAACTTAGAATTCATCACTTTTGCTAATCATGCAGTCTTTAGCTACAACTCAAAACGACCCAATTCAGAAAATTTATTTATGCTGGGTCCATCAATCGAAATCGACCTGGATGTTTTAAACCCTTCATCACTTCCGCTGACCATTTATGGTTTTCAACTTATTGCACATGGATCTGATAAATATTTTGGCTTCCAGTTGCTGACCCAAGAGACTCTTGCTGGCGACATGGTCAAAGAACGCCTTGCCGGAGGAGCATCTGAAGAAAATATGCGTTCTGGGATATTAAATGTTATTCGACTGATACCGAATGACATCGTAATTGTCAAACCTTATAGCACTTATCGATTAACCACAATCTTTCAAGGAAAGGTGAATATGCCAGACACATTCACTGATTTTCAGTTCCGATTTCGGGTAGTCTCAAAGAATCCCTTCGGTAATGGATTCGAGGACCAAATATATCGTCTGGATATTTCTGATTACCCCGAATTATCGAGAAGAACGTTAGACCCAGGGAAATTAGTGCCAAAAATAGTGCTACACCAGATAGATAGTGCTCTGTAATATGGACTGTTAATTCAGTGATGGCGATAGTTGCCAATACGGCAACGCCAAAGATAGTTAGCTCATTTTTAGGTTTCACATTAGACTCCTTCCGTTGAATTGACCGCTGACGATTCTGTACTTGCAGCGGCAGTCGAAGAAACCGAAGTAGCCACATTCAAAGGCGTTGTGGAGCTTACCTGTTTATCAGCTTCTTGCAAAGCTTTGATCTGCTGCTCAAGTTCCTTGATTTTGTCAGCCTTAGTTTCAATGATGCCGCTATAATTCAAAGCTTGTTGACTATCACTCACCCCCTTCGTTGTTGGATCAACTGCAACGCCAACGATGGTCAGCACAGCGAATACTGCATTGACCACTGCTGTTAACTGCTTGCCTAAATTGGCAAAGTCCCAGTTGTAACCGAAAACCGCTGCTACCGTTTGAACTACCAACAAAGAAGCTGGCACCAAAGCCAGCCAGAATTTGACGCTTAATAATCGTACTTTCCAATTAATCTTCATACTGAACATTCCTTTCAGTTTTTAATCCGAAGTTGCAAAACTTTGTTATATAGCGCTTCGCCCGTTCCGTTACCGCCCAGTGCTTTGTAGCTGCGGAAAAGGTAATTAAGATCGTCCAAGTCGTCCGTGCTGATATACCCCACCTCGATATGATGGTTACACAGCATGTAAACCTCATGATGAAGCAAACCGACAAGGCCTGAATCAATTGCCTTTCCATGCTTTCGATGCATGCGCCATTGGCTTGCAAACCAACCAAACAAAGCTCCACCACCCAACTCCACAAACATATCTATCCAACTCTTGAAATCCACATCTTTATACTTCCTTCCATAAAAATAGCCGCTAGCTTTTGCTGGCGACATAGTCACTGCCTGTAATTTGTTTGTATTGGTCCTCCGTTATTTGCCGCCCCACGTACTGCTCTATCGGGCACCCCCAAGAATATAGTGTGCCACAAAATTCAAAGTCACTCATTTTTTCCACCATCCTCAAGATTTGTCACACGGGCATACAGCGCGGCAATCATCTGCTGTTCAGGTGACGGTCCGGGGAGTGGATGATCATTAGCCGGATCATAACCCTCATCGGCAACGATTTTGCCGTCTACAAGAGATGCGTGACCCTCAAAAAACTGAGACACGTCATCTGCTTCTATGATTTGTTGACCGTCCTCTGTTGGGCCCAATTTAGCATCATCTGCTTCATAGGCCCAGTTGGTTAGTCGGTTTTGATCATCTAGCCAAATCTTAATCTTCATCTTAATTCACCACCGCATCATTAATCGGATACGCATCACGCGTAATGAAACTCAAGCTGCCAGCATACGCGCCTTGCCCACGCCATGGAATGATATAAATTCCACCCGCTGAAACATACAATTCACAGGCTGCGCCCGTATACGACATGCTACCGATCAATCTTGCTGCATCATCATTATTGAATGGACTATATCCTGGTCGAATGTTGGCAATTTTGACCCACCCGTTGCTAGTTTTCATTTCAAAAGCAATCCCAATGGTGACATTTGGGCCTTTTCTTGAATATCCAATTTTCATACTTCTAACGTCATTGGTTTCAAGGCCACTATCAATGTGCTGATAGAAAACCGAATCAGCCGCCGTAAACGTTGATACAAGTGTGACGTCTTGCCCAGATGGATTATACAAAGATTTTAGTGTGAGCATGCCTTGGCGTGCATCAACGGAACTAACTTCCTTACCGTCGTACATTGACTTGCTAACCAACCCCAACTGATCAACTTTAGATTGATACGTTTGCTTGCTATTACTATCCAGCGTTGCATTCGTGACCATGCTGCCACCACTAATTTTTGTCGTCCCACTGATCGTATTTGGAAAACCATCTGGTTGGATGTGGTTGAAAGATGAGATAAAGGTAGATCCGTTAAAAGTGACCCCATTAAAAGTCATGCCATTAAAGGTTTCGACATTTAATGCTTTGGCTGCAATTGGTTTTGAATCCCAACCACTTGTGGTATCAAATATGGCAAAAGCGGCAAGATTTCCGTCCTCGTCGGTTAACCAGTGCTGGTCCCCAGCCTTTGGTTTAGCAGGGTAACTCGGGCCAACCGTCACAACCGGAACATTGTCACTACCGTCTTTACCATCGCGCCCATCGGCGCCTTTAAATAATGCCCACAAGTAGCGTGTCGGGTCGGTACTGTCAGCTTGCGTTTCGTCAACGTACTGCCCGAAGTAAGATCTACCGCTGGCATCTGTAACTGAAAAATCAGTTTTGCCGTCGATACTATTGGCATATGCAGTATGAAGATAGCTGCTGGTACCGTCGGCACCTTTAGGCCCCGGTTTACCGTTAGCACCATCCTCTCCCTTAATCAGTGCCCATTTACCAGCATAATCGGCCGGATTGTCACTCGGGACTGACGACTTGTTCGACCAAACTGTTGCCATATACTTCTTACCAGCAGGTAACGCTGACATGTTAGTGCCTTTGTCATCATCGGCATAACGAAGCCATGGATAAAACTGAATAGTCTTGGGCATGTTGGCCATCTTATTGGCAAGATCGCTGAGCCGTTGGTCAAAGCTGACTGTTTCATGAGCAAACTCACCCAAAGTCAGTTTGACAGAATGGTTAGCACGGCTGCGCTGAATGCTCAACACTTTGGCAGACAGGAATAGCTGTTGATTCTCATCTGCAATGTGGACGGTTTGATTAAGCGGTACGTATGGCGAATTAACCAAATCAATATCATACGTTTCGTTTGGATGATTGTATTTCTTCAAATCTGCCAAAGCCGCTTGCAAAAGTTCTGCCTGCGATTTTGAATCAAACGTTTTAACCCGATTCCAGTCAGACTGTTTTGGGTTTGGGTTGCTGTTGCTTAACAAACGTGAATATTTCTGCACAGCAATGGTATCGTGCAAGAACCCGTACTGATCAAGCACAAACTGTCCCGTCGGATCAGTCCATTTGTAGCCGATCAAGTTGATTGGATCCTTATTAGTTGATCCATCCGTGCTTTCTGGCACCGCTCCGTAAGCCTTAATCGATGTTTCCATGTCATAGGTATCGAGGTGCGTGACGATGTTGTTGATGTCCTTATTCATTTCAAAAGAGATCAAGCTGTCACCGGCCGTTTCATGCCGAATGTTAATGACACGCTTGACCAAGTTGGTTCCCACAAACTCAAAGCCAAAACTAAGCACTGCATTAAAATCTTTTGCCACGGCAATAATGCGAGCCAACGACGATTCTTCGCCTGTCCACTCAAGCGTTCGGACGTTATCAGGAAATTCGTTGATACCAATCTCCCAGCCAGAATCATTTGTAAACATGAGAATGTATTCAGCAATCGTATATGGTTTGTCGGCCTTGAAGGCGCCAACGGTTTCGTTTATTAAATCATTACCAGCATCGCTGGCAACAATTGAATGGATATGGCCTAGTGAATCATGCTCAACCGATTCAATCACCATTTGGTGAGCATTGCCTTCTTCATCTTGATACATGATGAAGTTGGTTGCTTTAGCCATCTCATTGACTGCTTGTTCCTGATCAGTCGTGAAGTGAATATCAAGAGAAAGCTCGACCGCAGGACGGTTATCAACACTTTGTGTTTCGACATCATTGTCAATTCGCCACTCGCCTTTGCCATCGGTCGAACCAACACCCAAAATGTTTGATTTTCGATCTGCAAAGTAATACTCCATTTATAGCCACGCCTCCCTTATCTCGACTTCACATGCAAATGGCTGTGCCCAGCTCGAGGGCGTGATAGCAATCTTAGTATCACCGGGTGGCAGTTTGAATTGCTCCCATTGATTACCGAGCGTGTGCATGGTTGGGTCAAGAGAACCATTCAAGTACGTCTTAGCATTAGCCACATCAATCTTGAGAACATCACCATTGCTAAAACGATTCTTGATATTCGTATACCAGCTAACGTTCTGCCATTTGACGGTGGACGCAATCAGATACATGGTCGATTCGCCCCACGTCTTGTCACGCATGAACCACGCGGAAAATTGCTTAGTCTCGACACTAGCAGCATCCGCAAAGGTAAACTGGCGGGTAATAGTCGTCTCTCGTCCTTGATTGCCAACCCATGGGGACACTCGGAAAACAACTGAATTACCAAATTTCTGTAATTCCAACTGAATGAACTTGTCATTAGTGAAAATGCTACGATCAAGCTGTTCATTGACGACCAGCTGATCTTTGTAATAGCACATCCACCATATTTGGTCAGACAGTGCACTATTGTCTTTCAGTATCATCTGAAAGATTGGCTTGCCGTCACTTTCTAAAGTTGTTTCGAGTGAACCAACCTTTGAGACACCAGTTTGGAAGCGTGTCATAACGTCCCATGTGAGATTGCTCTTAAAGTTACCGTTATGTGTCTGAGCAAGGTTGTGCTTGATTGAAGGACCGTTCCAATACTTGTGGTCGCCAGTAATACTGGGCCAATTAGGCTCAACCTTCCAGCCATCATAATCGTCATGAGTCCAAATCGCATTGCCAATCTGTTCATTAGGCATACTAGGATCACCACCCCAATAGGGATTGTTTGTGGCGGCTTGATTATCCATATGTGAGCCTTGCACGGCTGCCAAATCAAGTGCTACTTCGCTTTCTTCGGTGGTGAAACCATCTATTTCTTGCGTGCCAAATTGGAGAATACCCGGGCGATCATTAACAATCCCAACCATGCCGTTATCCGCGTGCATAGTTGCCGTAATGATTGGCTCAACAGGATAAGTGCCACCATTGTGAACCATGATTGTGTTTGCGTAGTATGCTGCGTCTGCTGGGTTAGGAGACCACGTGGAATAAGTGGTGCCTTCCTCTAACTTGGCTTTGAGATATTGATAGGTGCCAACATCCGTTTTTTGGAAAGCCCACGCAAGTGTCACCTCAATCTGAGCTGCTCCAGTCGTCCCTGGATCGGGCCAAGTGCAGACAATCGTGCTGCGCTGATTTGCTCCCATTTGTGTGGTCACAGGAAACCCAGCCAGTGATATCCGATTGCCATTAATATCATTCGCCCAAAGTTGGAAACTGACAGCAAAATCAGCCCGCCCAAGCAAGACCGTAGCTGCATACTTTTTCCCAACGGTAGGATTGTTGAACGATCCAAGCTTTTGAATATTCCATCCCGACCCTGTGACTGATACTGGGTCGGCGCTTGTGCCTGCCATGAGATTCAGTGGGATATCCTTGTAAGGCATATTGTCAAACGTCTTCTTGGCTACCGAGTGCGCAACGCCATCGGGGACCATGAATACCAAATCAACTTTAGCAATATAATCAAATGTTCCATCATATTCCTGTGTCCCTTCAAATATTGCATCGAAGTAGCGGCCTGGATAATTCGATAGTTTTAGTTGCTTTGTCACGTTTCCGCTTAACAATGAAATAAGCTGATCTCGCGTTTCAGCAACTGTTAAGTCTGAATTTTCAGAAAGTATTGTGCCTTCAATTGTAATTGGTGTTTTAGCATTGCGCGAATAAGTCAGTTGTTCCCCGTCAGATAGGCCGACTTGGTCGTATTTGTTGTCCTTATATAAAAAAGGCATTGTAATATTTGACACGATAAAATAAGGAGACAAATCCACATCTCCGAATGTTACCGTAATAACTTTTTTCAACTTGTGATGCCCCTTCCTCGTGCTTGCCTTTTGTCACTAATCTTTTGTATCTGATCAAGATATGGATACTGAACTTGTGCAACTGCACGTCCATCCATATCAATTGTTGTGTCGCGTTGCATCAGCGCGGACATCATAGACTGAATCGACATAAGCAACTTTTCAAGATTTTTTGTGTCTAAATAATTGCTTACACTAATCGGTTGTTGACCAACCAACGATTGTGTCACTTGATTTGCTAGGCTAAGCGCTGTTGCATTTGCTGGAATGTCTTTACCATTGGCGTATTGAGGCAATTTTGGAAACATTCTAGCTGTCATTCCGGCAGGGACAATTTGAGCATGCTTTTCGATTGGTTTAATCACATTACGACCAAATGGAATCTCAATTACACCATTAGGATGAAAAATAGCTTCACGGAACGTTGGACCTTTTTGATCGTTAACCATCGCGAGGCCGCCGGCAAAATTAGAATCACCTTTAGCTCGTGTTGCTATGTTTGCTGAACGTCCATACGCACCGCTAACGACATGCTCTTCAACATAAACGGTCTTCAAGACAGACGTTTTGGTTCGCTCAACAAATGAATCAACAGCTCGCTTAGCTTGTGCAGCAGGGACAGTTGACTCGTCAATAGCCTTCAAAATTGCTTGCCGTACTTTAGACGATACATCGTTCCAAACGCCTAAATCTTTAAGAGTCTGCTGTAGCGCAGCTCCTGTCTTGGCTTGCGCAATTAATTGCTGTTGTTTAGGCGTCAAGCTATCCCATTTGCTCAAGTCTTGCAATGTCTGTTTTAATGCAGTTCCTGTCTTGGCTTGTGCAATCAATTGCTGCTGTTTAGGCGTCAAACTATTCCATTGACCCAGATCTTGTAGTGTTTGCTTCAGCGCGGCTCCCGTTTTCGCTTGTGCAATCAATTGCTGTTGTTTAGGTGTAAAGCTATCCCACTCGCTCATATTTGCGATAGCCTCAATTGTTGCGCTATTGGTTTTGTTAATTGCCCATATCTGAGCTTCCTTCCAGTCAGACACATTCCACTGATTGTTAGCAATCATGGCGCTTGCTACTTGCTCTTTAGCATTTGAAGACAAATGTAGATCACTCTGAATCCACTGCAAATCATCCCACTGCTTGTTAGCAGCTAAGGCTTCTGCAACCATATCTTGAGCGTTTGTTGTCATTTTGCCTTCTTGTAGCAAAAGCTGAATAGCATTCCAAGTCTTGCCACTCTTAACGGCCTTTTGAACCTCTTCAACGGCATTGGTTTTAACTTTGCCGTTCTTATCTGTCAGCTTAAGGTTGTTCCAACTTTCGGCAGCCTTTTTGACAGAGCCAGATAAGCCATCTAATGAGACGCTGACGGCTTTTTTTGTTTCATCTGCGGCGGCCTTAGTTCTGCTGTTATACGTATCCCAAGCTTCGGCTGCTTGCGTAGCAGTAAATCCATACTGTTGTGTCAGCTCAGATATGATTTCAGAATGCGACTTACCTTGTGCTTTAGCGACTCTGATGTAGTCTCCACCAAGCTTATCCATCGTTGCAATGTGTTCCCGTTCAAGGGCTTCAATGGCCACGTTCTTTTCAGCTTCAGAAAGCTGTGCATTACCATTGATTACTTTGAGCCTTTGCTCATAGCTCGACATCTCTTGGTACGAAGCATCGCCAATGGACTTTGCCATTGATGACAATTGCTTTACGGACATCTTGCTAGTTTCAACTAGCTCAGCAGCAAGCACTTGACGTTGCTGCTTGGCTGTTAATCCAAGGGTTTTAATCTGAGCTTCGGCCATTTCATTCTGAATGTTGCCAATCTTAACGCGTTGTTCTGCATTAAGAGCAACGTTGTTGTCGGCGGAATTTTTCAAGATATCATGTGCTTCTTTAGCATATGACTTCATCTTCGAAATCTCTTTGTTGCGAGCAGTTTCTTCTTTGCCAGCCTCTTCTTCAAGAGCAGCAGCGGCTTCACCACCAATAGCCTTGGCAACATCATCAGCAGCCTTTTTCTGAGCCTTGCTTGCCTTTTGAGCAGATGTAATCATACCGCTAAATGCTGAGTTAATAGTCTTTGCATTGCTAGATACAGATCTGGATGCCCCAGACATGGCAACATCAACTTTGCTTTGATATTGCGACATTTCAGTTGCCGCAGTATCGGCCGTTTTGCCAATATCAGAGCCCCATCGTGAAGCGCGGTTCGACGACTCAACCATCTGTTTGCCGAAGCCTTCCCAAGCAACGACACCAATCGTTGCCGCACCGGCTACAGCTATCATTCCAAGTCCTAACGGAGTCAATGCGCTTCCTAAAACGCCTGTCTCACCAGCGGCAACAGTCATTCTTCCGGCAAGATTCCCAATTAAGCCGCCTGTATTGGTCGCGGCACCGCCAGCTTTCGTCAAGGTCCCTACAACATTGCCTGTTGCATCTGTTAACTGACCCATAACCGTCTTGGCTGCTTTCGATTTAGCACCCAATCCGGCTATTTTTGCAATAAGGCCAACTGATGAGGTGCCTAATTTCCCAAGCCCTGTAGTTAATCTCCCACCAATGCTAAGCACTGGGCCCATGGCAGCAGCCAACAACCCCCACTTAACAATGTTTTGCTGCACTTGTGGATTCAGCTTACCAAACCAATTAACAGCATCAGTCAAGTCCTTGATAATGGGCTGCACACTAGGTAGAACTTTTTGTGCAAGCGTCATTCCCAAGTTTTCAACATTTTGCTGTAGAACCTTTAATTGATTTTGAGCAGATTTAAGGTTCTTTTCCGATAAGCTGCCCACATAGTTCTTTTTCTCAGCCTTATCAACCTGGCTATTCAATTCAGCTAACTGTTTGCTGTTTTGTGCGAGAATAATACCTGCTTGCTGACCAGTGGTACCAAAAAGGCTGTTAAACACAGCGGCTTTCTTGGTAGCACTCATAGTCTTTGTGTGTTGGTTGAGCACGTCCATGACAGTACTCAAGCTCTTGAGCTGACCATTAGAACCGACGATTTCTTCTTTCTTGATACCAAGACTCGCCAGAACGTCGTTTTTAGTGCCAATATTCTTGACTGCAGTATTCAAGCTAACGATTACTTTACGCAACCCGGTACCAGCTTTGTCAGCTTCCACACCATTGTTTGACAGGACACCTAAAGCGGATGCCGTTTCTGACAAGGTGAAATGAGCTTGGTGAGCAGTTGCACCAACATATGACATACCAACACCCAAGTCCTGGAAGTTAGTAGCTGTCAGATCGGCCGCATATGCAAGCTCATTGACGGCTGTCTTGGTGTTTCTAGTCATAGTTGCAGTATTATTTGACTTCATACCAAATGATTCAAGTGTGGATGATGCCACAGAAACAACATCGTTGAAATCATCACCTGATGCCAAAGCACCTTGAAGTTCTGTTTTCATGGCAGCGATAGCTTGCTTCGATGTATAGCCACGCCGCACAAGCTCTTCATAGCCATCAGCAATCTTGCTTACTGATACACCATAATGGTTGGAATATTGAATGGCGTCCGACTGCATTTTATTGACGCCAGAAATAGTCTCTTTTGCCGACTCACCACCAGTAGTTAAAAGGTTTTTGATTACCAAAAGTTTATTTTGGAATCCAATAGCCTTGGCTGTTGCTGCTGCAAAAGCTGTAGCTATAGGCACAGTGATGCCAGTAGTCATGCTGTCGCCAAGTGACTTCATGCGATTGCCAATAGCTATCTGGGCCGTACCAAGCTTGTTAATCGCACCAGTGACACCGGTTGTTTTAACACTCATTTCGGCTTCTGCTTTGGCGGTATTGATGTACGCTTTAGCCAGTGATGCAAGTTTTGCTTGTTCGGCTTCAAAATTAGCTGCAAGTCTAGCGGAACTTTTTGTCATTTCGCCTCTTGAAGTCAGTGATCCGTCGTACGCCTTCTTAGATTCAGCTACAACCTTTGACTGTGCAGCAATCATCTTGGTCAAGCCTTGTTCTTTAGCACTTAAGCCGTCTACTTTACTTCCAAAAGCGTCATAAAAAGAGGCCTGAGCTTTCATCTCAGACCCGAAATATTTCAACTGTGACTTGGCGTTCTTCAGACCGTTACCGAACTTGGTATCATCAAGCCCAAGCTCGATCATCATTTGACCTAATGGTTCTGCCAATTTGTTTCCTCCTTCCTACATTGATTTGATAAAGTCGGCAAGCGAGACTGCCTTTTCTTTTTCTGGTTCACTTTGCAGCAGCACCTCTTGTAGCGTCTCCCAATCAGTTTTCATAATGTCATTGATCGTGAACCCCGGGACATTTGTAACAACCGAACGAATCATTTTGTAGATTTGATTTAATGCTTCTTTTCTGCTGATTCGCTCGCTGCCACTTTTTTTGGGTCAATCCCGAAAAGCTGCTGATTGAAGGTGTTAAATACTTTGTTGAAGTCCCAAGCGGCAACACCGTCTAAAATTCGTTGCTTAGTTACGCTTTTGTCTTCAAAACAAGAAGCCATAAATTCTGCGTTTTTTTCCATCCAATCTGATTCATCTAGATCAGGAAAGTTCTCGGGAGTTAGTTTTAAGCCTTCGATCAGTTTTAAGGCGGGCACGAATGTTTCTTGAAAGTGCTCAACCTTGCCATCTTTATTACGTAAATCAAGTTTTAGCATGATAAGTCTCCTTATTTTAGATGCCGCCCTGAACTCAATCAGCATTGTTTATTTCTGAGGCGACAATTGTATTTTTAAGCAGCAGTTACGGTTACCGATGTGCTTGCTGTTTTGCTTCCATCGTGTGTCGTCACAGTGACGGTTGCAGATCCATCCGAAATACCAGTTACAACGCCATTAGCATTGACAGTAGCGACTGCTGTGCTGCTTGATGCAAAACTAACAGACTTGTCAGTTGCATCCGTTGGACTAACTGTAGCCGTCAATGCGGTGGTTGATCCAACTTTCACGCTCGCTGTTGCCGGTGTCAGAGATACCCCAGACACCGTTACGGTTTTGGGGTTGCCTTTAAAACCTGCGCCTTCACCGTGCTAATAGCTGTTGCATCAGACCCGACATATTTAGCAACGTACTCGCCTTTTTGATCACCATCATCAGGTGAACCGGCCGCAGTAAACGTATAGCTATCGCCTTCTGGTGCCTTCTTGTCAGCTGGATTTTGTGTATTCAAGGTTTCTTTGTCCTTGGCAAACTTGCCGCGGAAGAAGCCTAAGTATGCGCTGTCCCCAGCCAAACTTTCTGCTTCCAAAAGAACGCCGCAGTATGGTGGGTTAGTGTCATTACCCACATAGGTAATGCCTGCTTTGGTAGTTTTCTGGCCAAGGATCTTTGCTTCAGAATCAAATGGCAGATCAATCAAGGTAAAGTCCACAGATACTTCACCAACACCCTCTTGAGAAATCCAATATTCAATATCTGATGCAGCCGTTTTCAACGGATTGCTTGCTAATCCTGAAATTTCGGCGGTAATAGTACCACCTTTGTTTTGATCGCCTTGGATAACAATTGGATCACCATCGGGAACCCCTAATTCGTCAAACGGTTGAATGGTCATGCGTGGAAAATGTACTAAAGTCATGTGATGACTCCTTTCTAATAGTTAGCGTCATAAAGCTGTGTGACAGTTCGATATCGCCGTGCATCGACATACCGTTTCGTGTCACTAAAAAATTCGTCAAGCCCCTCGGATAATTGCGAGAAGCCTAACGAGTACATGTGTTTTTTGATTGCTTGTTGTATCTGCTTACACAGCATGCGATCACCGGATTGCACATCAATCTGGTAAGTTAGCTGTTGTGCTAATTCTTTATCACTGGCACCAAAAGCAGCTGTTGGAGGAGATAACGGTTTGATGAGAACAAACGTTTCCTTAGAAGCTGCCTCTGGATAGTCGTAATACTTAATCGGGTACTGAGATACTAGCGGATCACCACGTATCTCTGTATAAATCGTGTTCAGCATGTCTTTCATAGCAGTTTCCTCAATTCAGCCGCTTCTAGCTCTTTCAGCTTCGGCTGCATTTCATCATATGATGATCGAATTTTCCCTATGCCTCTTGGAGCATACGTGCGCCCATTTCGGGTGTACCCAAATTCGTTGAGATGAACTAAGCGCCACCGTTGTTTTGAACCATCACCAGACCACCCAATCTTGATATTGCGAACCCCACCACGAAGCCGTGGTTTGCCCGCAGTAATTTCATTGACCGTTGCACCAGTGTCTCGATAGCTTGCTGCAGCTTGCTTAAGCTCAACAACTGCATACCGGCCAGCGATGGTTAACGCGTTGTTGACATATTTAGCAACCTTGCGATCACTAAATTTTTGACTGAGTTTGTTTTCTAAGTCTTCTAAACCTTTAACGTCTAAAGTTGCTGTCATTGCTTCGCCCCCAATACCAGCGTAATGAACCGGTTAGCTTCAAAATCATGGCGAACTTCTTCAACTTGCCATTCCTTAATATCCCGATAACGAGAGTCGTCAATAAACGCTGTCATCTTGTTGTTAGGAATGAACTCCCCTTTGGTGTCTCGGATAATCACTGTTACGCCCAGGTCAACCTCATGGCTATCAAGAACCACCTTGTCCTTATTGCTTGGCGAATAGGCATCGCAAAGACAAAAAAACACTTCTTTAGGCTCAATGTCTGTTGGTTCAGGTGAATCACCAACATCTTGAGCATAGAAGTGAATCGGTATTCTTAATTTTCCACTATCAACTTTGGGAGGCTGGTACTGAAAACTTGGACGACTAGCCATTATCATCGTCCCCCTCACCATATGCTTGTAGGCTTAGACCAATGATCGTAGATAGGAAGTTGTCCTCGAAGAACTCGACTTGGTCATTGTAGACATACCGAGTACGTTCAATGACAAGCTCTTTGAATTGGCCATTGGTAATGTCCGACACTCCAGTCATGCGATTAACTGCATCGTACGAGGCCTGTAGCATGTTTTTAAGCTCAGCATCTTCTGACGAGTGGTAAATGCTCATTCGAGATTTAAATTCCGTCAAAAGTGATTCAATCTGATCATCATTCATCTGGTGTCACCCCCGCAAGTTTCTGTAAATCGGCCTTTAATGCATTGCTTGGGTAACTGATTCCCTTTGAATCAAGATATGACTTCAGCTGTGCAACGGTTGAGTTGCTGTCTACCCCCGTTACGCCGGGGGATACTAGTTTCCCGTCCCACCAGTTGTGGAAGCACTTGGCGCAGCGATATTCAGCGCATAGACAAGTGCAGCATTACTATCTGCTGGTGCACCATAGAAGAACTGCTTAGCAGTGAACAGGATTGCGTCCTGAATGGCCAATGTTTGGTTAAAGTCAGAGATGTTTAAGCCGCCAGCCATGTATGCGTCATAACGGCCTTTAACAAAAGCAATCGCCTTCCCATCTGGAACGTACTGAGATTCGATGATCTGAATGCCATATGGCAGCGCATATACCCATTGACCATTAACGTTTTGCATGGTCATTGCACGCTCAAAATCGAGCGAAGCCCCCGGCTGTACAACCAAAATGGTGTTACCACGTGCAACTACAGGCTTGCCGTTTTCCTTCTTGGACAGAGCCTTAATGATGGTCATCAGTTCAAGCTTTGCCGTGTCAGCATCTTTGAGAGTTATAGTGCCTGCATCAGCCTTAACAGGATAGGTTGTCACGCCAGCGGCAGTGGCACCTTTTGATGGATCACGATCAAGCCCAATTGGCTTACTGTTACCATCGCCATCGACAAAAGCAGATTCAGATGCGGCCGCAAACGCTTCGGTGATTTGGGTAGTAACGTATGTGCGTACCCATGCCGGACCGAATGAATCAAGATCATTAGGCAGCACTACGAATGCCGTCAGTTTACTCATTTCTGCATCAACAGACGTGAACGTAGCATCAAGCTGCCCTTGAATATCGCCAAAAATCTTGCCCCATACAGCGGCACCTGTAGCATCAGACTTCCAGATTTTCAAGCGCACACCGTTGTTCTGCAAACCAATTGCTTGCAGCAGAGGGTGATTAGAAGTCAGATCTTCGAAAATCTTGTCCACAGTGGTTTGTGGAATAAGCTGGTCGTTCTTGAACCCAGTATCAGTCGAGATATCATTGAAGAATTTAACTTCGTCTTGGGTCATCTTTACATCACCGGTGTTTGCCGCGATGATGCTATCAATTTCCTCTTGGGTCTTATTCTTCAGCTTTTCTTGGAAGCTGTTGAGATCAGTGGACAGTGCGTCCATCATTTCGCCAAACGCCTTGCCTTGGGCTTCAGCATCACCACCACTTTTGACAATGTCTGCGAATGCCTTTTGTTTTTCCGCAAAGGTATCTAAATTCTTAAAGCTCATAGTCATATTTTTATGACTCCTTTCGTATTAAAAAAGGAACCCTGCAAACTTGCTTTGCTTAGGTTCCTCATGGGATTTCAATTTATTTGCAAGCTTTTCTGCTAATTCATCGGTGTCAATCTTTACAGCCGGTTCTGTTGGCTTGTCCTTGATTTCTCGATACTCCTTAAGAGCATCAACGATCTCTTTTGTCAGCATCGTTTTTGGCCCCGCTACCAAGGTAGGCTGCTCCTCAAACATAATTTCATCAACAAATCCAATATCTTTGGCCTGTTGTGCTGACATATACGTTTCGTCCGCCATTAGCTTGAGCATCTCATCAGCTGTTTTTCCGGTTTTTGATGCATACAAGTTAGCAAATTGTTTATCTTGCATTGAAAGAACATCACTGTACTTGTCAAGATCACCGGAGTTTCCAGAAATGCCAGAGACTGACACACGGTGAATCATGAATGTAGCCGTCGGTGCCATCATAATCTTGTCAGCTGACAGTGCTACTACTGTAGCTGCAGATGCTGCCTGACCGATAATCTTAGCCGTTACAGTTCCGGGATAGTCTTTCAAAAGCGTCGCAATTGAGCTCCCGGCGGTAACCAATCCACCTGGACTATCAATTTCGACTACAACGTCTGAATTATCAGTCGGAAGCATTTCACGGATCGCGTTTGGAGCTACTAAATCCAGTCCCCATGACTTCATGACACTCGCAGTCTCATCATCAACAAGCTGAGTGTTAATTGGAATCACTGTCGTCATCATTATCACCTCCCTTCGTTGCTTCCTCATAGTTCTTTGTGATGTAATATTTTTGGCCGCTTCCGTCTGGAATTGGATCATCGCCAAACCAGCTTCGCACAGTGTCACGATTGTATACGCCGCTTGATACTAGCTTGTCTATTGCATCGCTAAGATTAAGAGCATTAGGCTTATTCAGTCCCCAAACGGTGACCTTATCTTGATCATATGAAGACTGGCTTACAGCCTTGGCATTTAACTCATCCTCAATTTTTTGATTAAGCGGAGCAATGCAAAAATTCAATAATTCTTGTTTATTCTGATCAACTTCCGCCTGTGCACCGTGGAGCAATGCTGGTGGAATTCCTAGAATCTCTGCAACGCTGTCAACTGCCTCTTTACGTGCAGCAGTAATGTCAGAAAATGCCTGATCTGCGCCACTATACTGGCTCGAAACTTCGTCGTACTTAATACCCTTTTGTAAAGGCACAATTGCAATGTCGTTGTCTCTGAATGCACTAAAGAGCTTATCAATAAATTTCTGAGCTGGATTCTCTTTCTTATTGCCATTCGCATCATCTTTAGGCGTTTGGCTATCAAAACTTGTAACGCCTGAGAAATCCACCGTTGCTCTTAGCTGCTTGTTACGCATGGCAAAACTAATCATGCGGCTGAATAAATTAGCATAGTCGGACAGCAACTGATTTGTGTATGTGGTTAGGTTGTCGTTGTTGTATTTGATAAACCAAACGTCATCCATTCCAAACACACGCTGAAACTGATAGTCATTGACCACCACTCCAGAAAACGTATCAGGATATACTGCCTTGACATTATGAACGTAGCTGTCAGCAATCAGTAGGTCGCCTGTATCGTCCTGAACGACCAGCACTTCATTATCTGTGATGAGTTTAAAGATGAGTTCCTGCCAAAAACTTGTCGCTGTTTGGTTATAGTTTGGCCGGACATTCAGCTTGTAATAAAGCGCTGAATTTTTAGTTTTGAACTCGGACTGAGAAACCGTTCTAGCTAAAAAAGAAGCACACGTATTTAATGCATACTGTTTCAGGTAAACTTGCGTCTGCTGCCCGCCAATTAAATCGAGATCATAGGCAAAGCTGGCATCTTTTCGTTGATTAAACAGATCAAATAAGTTGAAGTTCACGCTTTCACCCCCTTTCAGAAGTCGAGGTCATTCAAAAACGCCAGCGATTCACTGACGTCCACATCGGATAATTCATTTGCTCGGTACAACGTATACTCAAAAGCCTTAAAACCGTCTGTCTTGCGACGGGTTTCCTCTTTCTTCTCGTAAGACTTGTTTCCGTTTGCTTTGTTGACCTTAACCAACACATTTTGCGTGTTCCAGCGAAGCATTGGATTGTCTCCCCAAATAAATCTGTGGCGCGGAAACCCATCGTCGATAATCGATGCGAGCAACCCGTCGATTGAAGTAGGGTTGTAAATAATATCTACATCGAAGCCGCCGTCTTCAAACATTTTTCGCATGATCTGGGCTCGGTAATTATCCATGACCACCTTTTTGATGTTGAATCGCTGAGCCATCTGTTGCATCCATTCCAGCGCATGTTTCGGGTCCATCAACGGCTCATCGATGACTTCAACCAGGCCGCTACGTTCCCAGTCGTGCAGAGGAATATTTATTCGCTGATTAGGTGTGGCAATCCGTTCCTTGCGACTGTATGCGTAATATTTGTCACAGAAGCCTTTTCGCGCCCATTGCTTTTCGATGGTCACCAGTTTGTCCTTATAACGAACGGTAACGGCAGCGGCAATGAAATCTCGTACACTGGCAAAATCCACCGCCCCTATTGCCTCTCTGCCGTCCAAATCATGCGGAATCGGTTGATTGGTTGCTGCAATCTCTTCCCAAGGCGCAACACTACTGTTCATTGACGTGCTGGGATAGTCCATTCTTTTGGTCAAAAACTCTTCACGGCCGCTTGGCGCCTCCACCAATGCGTCGTAGTCTTTTTTAATCTGCCGGTATAACGTTTTGCCGTATGTGGACAAGGGCTTGACGATCATTGGCACTGACTTTTCCCACATCCTGGGATTGTCTATTTCGTCCTCACTGTCAATCTTGCAAATCCATGGGAACAGAAAATCAGGTGCCGCCTTGCCTTTCAAAACGCTCTCCGCTTGTTTTTTCTTGGTGTCAATGAACCCATCGCGAACGTATCCATCGGTCCCAATGAAGAAAACACGGGGGTTGGCCTTCTTGCCAAGGCCAGATAAGTGCACTTTGACATTAGAATCGTCTTGGTATTCGTGAATCTCGTCAAAAATAACAAACCCGTCTCGCAAACCGTCCTTGGTGTTACCATTTGATGTCCGATATTTAAGCGTCGAGTTTGTCCGGCGCGATTTGATCTGGGTGTTTGTCGCGTAAAACGCGCGGCCAAGTGTTGGGCTGCTGTCCACGACGTCTTTTATTTCGGCTACTGATGTCTTCGCCTGTTCTTCGCTGTTGGCAATGATCGATCCGTTATATCCACGAACCCCATTGAACTCCGAAATCAAAAATGTGCCAAGCGCAGAGATTAGCCCATTTTTACCGGACCCACGACCCATCATCCACAAAAAGTCTTCATAATAATTGGTCCCGTCTTCGTGATACAAAAAAACGAACGCAATCAAGAACTTTTGGAACGGCTGAAGTTTGAAAAACCACTTCTCGCTGAACTTAATGCAGTTCTCAATCTGTTCGTTGTCAAAATGCAGTGTGTCGTCAGATAGCACAGACTTTTTTAGATAATCAACAAGCTGAATACGTTCCTTATTAAACAGCAAGTGTCCTTCTTCATAACCCCTGATGTAATCATCAACATACTTGTTATGAATCAAAGCAGATCATCAGGATCATATCCCGTGCCCTTTCCATCAATTCCAGGCGGAGCGGACAATCCCATGTCCTTGCCAAGTGAAATTAGGCTTGCATTGATCTTGTTCATATCAGCCAAAGCAGGATTAGATTTAGTGAAATGCTGACTGCCATTCTCAATTTCAATAATTGGCTGCTTGATAGCTTCTTTTTGAAGCTTGTAGAACATGTCAACCATTGAAACATATCGGTCCACCTTCTCGGTTTCAATTGGATTAGTCTTGTCTATCTGAGACAAGAGCCTGTTTTTAAGCTTATCTAGCTTGTCCATGGATTATCACCTCCCATTTTTGGTATAGGGTACCCCCCTCGCGCGAAAAAAACGAAACATTTTTGCGGAAGACGAGCCCGTCCACCGGTCCCCGAATTTCAAAATGGCATTGAATTTTTTGACCCGGGGGTCTGTTATTTTACCATCTCTCATCGCTGGCATACGGATTTTTTGGTCTCCCCAAACGTTTGTAATTGAATCGTCCGTGTCGCTTGTTGTGACAGTCGCGGCAGAGTGTGCGTAGATTGTCTGGATCAAGCGCTAGGTCTGGACGTTCCTCTAGCGTCTTGATGTGGTCAATCTCCAGTGTCATGTCATTGCCAGTAGTCACGCGTCCTTCCGCTTTGCACCATTGGCATTCATAGTGGTCACGTTCAAGAACTTGTTCGCGCAATGCTTTCCATTCAGGTGAACGATAGAAGTGTGCACGACCAGCGTGGCTGTGAACATCTCCCGTATACGATGTGTTAGTCATGCCCATCACTCCTCATGTAATCCGATGACGATTGCCATGCGATCAAGCCGAACAGTTTTGCCAGCACGAATATTAGTGTGAGCAGTAATAAAAAATTGCACATGCTAAATCGTCTCTCGATTAAGACAATATGATTGTCGAATAGGAACCGTCAATGTTTATGCCAGTAACATCCCATCCAGCAGTCGTTAGTAAGCTGATTACTTCATTAACGACTGCTGGATTATACTTGGAAACGCCAACTGAGATTGGGGATGTAGTATTAATTCCTTGATTAATGGCTTCGTTAACTTCGGCAATCAGACTGTGTTTGTATTTCTTAGTTGCATTGGCACGAGTTGGCAGGAATCCTTCCATTTTTGGTAGCACTGGTGCTGGTGGAGGCAACTGACGGTGAGACAATTTCCTGCTTTGGCCTTTAGCATTATCGAATAGCATGTCTATCCCTCCGTGTATTGTTTGATCTTGTCAACCCGCAAGTCGCACCATTCATCATGTGTGCCGTCTGCCTTGTAAATTGTTACTACTGGCATTGATCGATAGCCTAGTTTGCGGAACCGCTCGTAGTCGTCCGCGTCTGCTGTGATGGTTGACACCGGCATGACCTGCTTTAGCTTCATCGCTGTGTGGCGACACTTTTGACAGCCAGGCCTTGTGTAGATAATTGCTTGCATGTGTTTCTCTTCTCTCGATAGTTCCTCAATGATTCGGTATTCGGCATCGTATAGGTTGCCGTATTCGGTGTTCCATACTCTAGACATCTGGGACACCTAGTATTTCAAAACGATAGCCATGGGCCGTATTTTGTTTCCCACGAATTACTGCTGACACCTGTCTAAAGTCAACACCCAGCTTTTTACCGGCTACATGCAAACTTGGAAGAATCAAAGACTCCCCTGTGTTAATATTGGTCGCAATAATCTGTTTTGGGTCATTGCTATAATTGGTCTTATGCTTGTTCCCGGAAGACTTAGCTATTCTATATTTACGTGTTCCATAGTTAAGATTATATTCGCTTGTGCACCATTCAAGATTTGATACTGAATTGTTTGCTTTATTTTCGTCCTTGTGATTAACCTCTGGTAAATTATTAGGATTGTCCAAGAATGCTATAGCTACAAGACGGTGGATTAACCGATATTTGGTGTCTCCGTCTCGGCAAAGAGAAACCAAATGATATCCACGGTTGTTGTGCTTGTCAGCGAGCACTCTGCCTTTCCTGAATTGACCATTTTTATCTGTACGATCAAGGCTTCTTACTCTTCCCATATTGCTAACTTGGTATAGTCCCTCAAAGCCTTCAATGTCTTTCCAAATTTCAGTTGAGTTCATAAGTACACCTCAATCTTTCGTCGTCATAAACGAACGCATACAGCAGATGTTTGCCCGTGGTGAAGCCATTCTTAATCTCATAGGGATCATTTGGCTTTGCTGTTCCAAGCTGGCGCCACATAATGCCACGATCATCTTTAAACCGCTCGCTATGATAGTGGCCTGAGTGAAGCTCATATGTTTTTGCCATATTGAATATCTTTTTGTACTCAAATGGAAAAAGTCCTGTCAGCTTGTTCTTGGCTACATCTCCGTGGGCGAGCATAATGCCAACATGCCCTAGCAAGTATGCACAGCGCCAGTCGGTTGCCGGATTACTGTCATTGAGATCAACCTGTACTTGTGGATAGCGATCTATCAGCGCATAAAGAAAAGCGTATTCGAGATCTCCTGAATGGTTGCCGAACACGCTCTTGATTGATACGCGATTGCTATATTCAATTGCCAGCGGAATAATCTGGTCAAACAGCTTCACTGCATCATGGAATGCCTGACGCATGTTTGCGTGATCTAGTTGTGTTCCTCTAACCGTTTGTGTTGCATGAATCTGATCACTATGGAACAGATCTCCCAATTGCTCGATCACAATCTCGTTGTAGCCGTCCATGATGATCTCTCTAAGTTGACTCACCATGTCTCTTAGATCGGCGAATGTTGTCCAGCCAAAATGCAGGTCAGGCAATGGGATGACCAAGTTACGATCGCCCGATTTCTTCATGCCGTAATTGACCGGAATGATTTTGTCGTTGAACGCTTCAGCCATTTCATTTATCGATAAGCCTTGTTTCGGCTTTACGCGAATATGAATGCTATACTGCGGAACTGTGCCGTCTTCGGTACTATGCTGCTCATACACTTTGTAGTCGCCTAACACCATCTCGAACTTATCAGGATCGTATCCACACAACTCCATCAAAGTTCGTGGGTCTTTATTTGGCTCATGCTTGAGTCTCATTAAGGCAGTGACTGTTTGACTACCATCAGCATTAAGAGCGACTTTTCTGTCAGCGGATGGCGTCTCCCTATTTGTGCCGTCTGAATCGTATTCATTCTTCAATGGCTTTTGGAACTCGATGCCAAGCCGTCTTGCTTTACCTTGAAGCGCGTCGTAGCTAATTCCGAGCTTGTCGGCCGTTTCTCGTCTAGTAAAGCCTTCAGAGGCGAGCTTCCTAATGTCACCGATCTGTTCATCTGTCCATTGCATCTACTCGCCTCCGAAAATATAATGTCCGTGAGCAGTTTGATGACGCTGCTCACATTCTCATGAAGAACTTCCCGAGTTCTTAAGCCCTCGGATTAGGCCCCGAAAGCTTTTTTGTTGCTTAAAAAATTTCGATGAGTTAGAATTAAATTGTTCCCAACAGATACTCATTTTCACTCCTCTGTAATACCCTATCCTTAGGCTCTCGGCCCCCAACCGAGGGCTATTTTAGTATCTTCTATCAGGAATGTGCTAATATATATATGTGAGCAGTGGCCTTTCTCCTCCAAGTCAACCGCTGCTGCTCACACAAGTATTCCGTTTTTTCATTCTTTTGGCCCTTGGACTGGTCTCTGAGGGCTTTTTTAATCCGATTTATTGCTACATGTGTTATACTCTTTTTCGGTACCGTTGTTTCACCTCAGTAAACACCGGTAGCTAGGCCCTCAGTTAATCGCTCAGAGGGCCTTTTTGTTGCACAAAAATAGCACCTCACCGTTTGGCGGAGTGCTTTAGTAAATAAAAAGATGCCAAAGCGTCATATTAGCTCTCTTGGTTTGTAGCACTAGATTTCGAAACGGCTGCCTTAAGCATATTCCCAGCATCGGTCGGACGTTCAGCATAAATTAACTCTGAAGGATTATTGGGATTAGCGTATGGTGGATTCAGCGTTCCCGAAATAAATTCAGCTAACTTATTTGATTCTAAATCAACGATTGCCATCTGGATGCTTGTCTTCTCAATGTTAGAAAAAACTGGCACTTTGCTAAATGCGGTTGCTACCCATCCAGTATTGTCTCCCTGCACTCTACCATCTACAGCAATGAATGCTTTTGGTCCTGGAACTAACGGCCAATGGTCTGAATTCCGAAGCAGAGTTAGAGCTAGCGGAGAACTTCTGTCTATTAAATTCAAAATGCTCTTGTTCTTAGAAAAAGTGCTTCCCCAATCTTTTTCATTTGCAAGATTACCCAGATAATCAGACATAATATCCAACATATCATCATCTGATGGAGCATCTGACAGTAGGGAGACTATTTTCGAATAGATACTCAGTCCGTACGGATTTGTGAGGAGAGAACTCAACCTGTGAAGGCCCTGCTCTTGATCATCGGTCTTTTGTAGATATTCTGCCAAAAGCAAAGTCTTCTTCATGTCATCCAAACGGTCTTTTAAATGATCCCCCGTATCCACAAGATCAAGGATCAGATCTCCCCATTTGCCGTTTAAGACGTCTACCGCCAGCTGCTTTCCTTTCGACTTGGCAGTATCGACCACTGCTGACCTCACATCCTTACTATCAAGCTTTTTCTGCTCTATTCTCTTATCCAAGCTCATTTTCTCAGCATGCAAAAGATATTCTGGATGCTCAATCATGGCCCGAATTTCCGCTTTCTTGTCCATTTCGTATCACCTCACAAAAATAGTACCCCAGCGTAAACTGGAATACTACATTGAGGTGATATCTGTGCTTCATGTCTGCTGCTCGCTCGCCCATTGTCAGCTAGGGTCATCGCAAGCTGTGTCCGGTCGCTAAACTGGACAATACAGCCGACGGGAATCAAACCCGTTCAAAGGTCACAAAGTTAATCCTTCGGCTGCTGTGCTGTCCGTTTATCGTCCCCTCAACGGTAAGAGTGGCTTTTAGCCGTAACAGACGATACAGCACATTACGTTCTGATGAATTTCTCATCGAACTATCCCGTGCTGGAATCGAACCAACAGCCGCACGCGGCTTCCACATCGGGATTACCTTGCCACAGCTTTATCATCACCATGGCTCGGAGGAAAAATGCGGTGTCTCAGGTTTCTCACCTTTGGCACAATACAATCATAAGGTATTCCTTTTTTAGTTCGCCACTCATTTATCAATCAATTAGTCCTCAAATAGTCCTCATTCATCGATCATTTATTGCTCACTACTTTTTCTGGGTGTGACGCCAAAGTACCAGGCCGCTGCTAACAACGCATTTTTCTTTCTGCGTGTGTAGGTTGCTGCAGATATATCGAGAATATTCATTGCATCACCGTCTGGCGTGTCTGTTTCGGGTCCATCGCAATAGCGCACCCTTAATAAACGCTGATGTGATTGTTTCGGCATTGATGCAATACAACTGTCGCACCATTCACAGAACTTACGTGCCGATTCTTGTCTTTCCAAACGCTGCTGTGCATACAGCGGACGCTGAACAGTGCTGGCAGAAGTTCCGTCTCCCCATGCACTAGTGATCTTTGGATTGACTGGCGCTTTTATGAATCCACGCTCTGCTCGGTATTTATTCAGGATATCTTCGACTGCTTCCCAATCCTTTTCATCGCTAATTGATAAAAGCTCCATCACAAGCTCCACCCCTTATGGTATAATTAAATTTGTAAAAGTTTGGGGAAACGGCGTGCCGTAATGGTGCGCTTTTTTGATGCCTTAAACGTGCGTTCAACATGTGCGTTTGCTATACTGTCGTTGGAGGCCAACTCCTAATCTTTAATTTCATTTACTCTCAATCGTACGTCTGGCCTCCAGCGCGTCCCTCATCAGACGCGCTTTTTGTTTACAATCATTTTCCTCTTTTACAGTTAGCCCACATCCACATTGCAACACCTGAGATTAGCAGCATGACGGCAATCATTGCTTTCCCTCCAGCCTGCGTCCGCACATCGGGCAATAATTAATCACGATTGGATCATCAACCTCAGCATTATCAAAGCCAACAGCTTCGCATGTGTGCATTGCTGCACCGTTTATTTTTTTAGGCTCGATTCTATCCCATTCATTTCCACCAGTCATACCGATTCTAAGGAAGTTGCCAAGTTCTGATTCAATGAGCTTATGTGGCTCATGACAATATGGACAGTTCTTCTGGTTCTCCGTAAAGGGGGCCGGATTCGACCTCTTTTCCACTTTTTCAGTCATTGCTTTCCCTCCAGTAGCTGTTTGTCCTCAAAGATGTTGCCGATGACCTCACATGTTTCAACACCACTTTGAAAAATGGTTGCAAGTGCATTTGCATCATAATTCCATGCTGCCGGTATTCCTTCCAAATCAAATGCTGGGTAGTCTTCATCGCCAAACCATTTTACGGTTGCTACATATGATTCACCGTCTTCTCCTGTGACTTTCAGAATATCTGACTCGTATATTTTTCGTTTGTTCTTGTCGTGCAAGCCGGTGTACTCGCCTATTGACTTAGGATCAACACTCCCTTGAAGATGCCGGTTAGGTAGACACCAATCAGTCATTTCGTCCCATAAAATAAACCATTCGGTATTGCTAGGGTTTTGATCATAATCTTCCGAAGTTACGTAAGTTGTTTTATTTTGCTTAACTAGCGACCCGTAATACCACCGTTTAGTATCTGGATCGTAGCCTCTGAACTTAATCTCTCGTTTCATTTCTCCGCCTCTTTCATGAATACGAGCCAATGTGTCTTTGCCTTTTTGTCACCGAATATTGGCTTGCGACCAATTGCTTTTAGGACTTCCGGCAATTTAATTTGATCATCATTCCACTTGAACATCACCGTGCCATATGGCTTAAGAACACGCATAGCTTCGTCAATTCCTCGTTTTAGTTGGTTCTGCCAGTCTTCATCAAGCACACCATACTTGCGAGCAAGCCAGCTTGTTTTACCGGCATGAAGTAAATGTGGAGGATCAAACACGACTAAATTGAATTGATTTTTTCCGAAAGGTAAGCCTTTCTTTGCCCAGTCCCATTGAACGTCCGGTGCAATTTGGATTTCTTTGTCAAATGGCTCGCGTCCTGCATTGTGATAGGTAATCGTGAATGTCTCACGGCGCTTATCCAGAAATATGGCCAACGGATTGTGCTTGTCCCACCAGAACATGCGGCTTCCGGCCGTCATATCAAGAATTGGCTTCATTACTCCGCCTCCAATTTCACGATTTCGCCGGTTTCCTCAACGCGCCAAACACCTAGCAGCCATGCAAGGGCGAAAGTATCATAATGCTTAATTATCCACCGATGATCGTTTCCATAGTCACGATACTGTGAGGCCAAAATTGAATTACAGATTGGCTTCATTTTGGTAATCATGCATCCAACCGCTTCTGGAATCACCGGCAGATCATCTGGCAAGGCGGCATCATATTCATCAAGATAATTTGGCTCATCGTCCCGGTAGTATGGGCTTCCGGTTTCGTTGGTATATGCGTCAGAAACCTCGGAGTAGCATTCTATTAGTTTCTCCAACACGTCCCGCTTCGTCTCATTGCTCATCGTCAGTCACCCCCAGAAAATCAAAATCATGTGTAAGAGCTGGTAGTGCTTTTTCAATTGTCTTCTGGCCGTAGGCGTTTAAAAGATAGCTAACTTGATTTACACCGTCTGTTCCTTGTTCGATTTCCGTCAATAGCAAGTCAGTATCAATATCATTGCTACATTGGATCACAATTGTTTGGTGACTCATTTTATTCGTCATCGTCAGTCACCTCTTCTTTCTCGCAGTCTTGCAAGCCGTAATGCTCGATCTCTGATTCAGTGAACTTGCCACGAAGTTCTTTATCCGCTGGGCAAATCGTCAACAAATCTGTATCGCCGGACTTGTAATACCAAACCTCTTTGGTATGTGGCACCTTGACGTTGTATTTCTTCTCCTTTGCCACGGTGTAGCCGTTGACGTAAGCATTAATTAATAGCTGTTCATCAAGGCCATGCTTAGAAATGTACATTGCCGGACAGCAGTCTTCATGTGCGTCTTCAACGATTTCAGCTTGTTCATTGGTTAGGACTACCTTTTTAGGCTCCTCAACGAACGTGACAACGTGACCGCCATACTGTGTGCAAAGATCATGAGCAATTCTTTGGCTAGTAGTGGCATCTATTTGACCTTCACGCCAACGGTGAAGCGTGTCAGCACTCATTGATAGATAAAGTCCCTTTGCGTTCTTCACCGCGTACAGTTTTTCTTCGCTCATTTTTCGTCCTCCTTACAGAAGTGCCAAAGACATGGTGCTGAGCATTTTCTCTTTTGCCAGCCTGTACATATCCTTCTTAATTTCAAACCCAAAACAAGATCTGCCTAGTTCCGCAGCCGCTCTTAGCGTAGATCCACTACCAGCACACGGATCGATCACAACGCACCCTGATCGGTGAACAGCTCGATCAGTCTTTTCAGCACTGGGATAGGCTTCTGTGTGGGATGAATCTTAGGATAGGTACTGTCCGTATCCCACCGGAACCAGTTGAATACCATCTGTCCATCATTGTTGAACTTCGGTAACTTGTCGCGGTATAAGACCACAGCGTACTCGGTAGCCCCCACGATCCTCATGTTGGCTTTCAGAGCCTGTGCCAACTGGTTTTTGATGAATATCAGCGGAAAACTGTGTTGGAACCCGTATTTCTCCCCATATTCGATAACCATCTGCATCTGTTGGAATGCGCAAAACACGATCATTGCTGGTGCCTTTCCGCGCTCTTTTGGTTCCTTGACTAGCATGTGACTACAAAAATGCATGAACTCGGCAACACGGAAATCAACGTCTGTATCGAAGAACGTCTTGCCAGCCTTACTGCTAGTGCCATTTTTGTCGTTCCCACCAACATACCAAGTTGGGTTTGACCCGTAGGCGTTGTTCCCAATGTTGTAAGGAATGTCAGCAATCACAAGCTGTGCCTTTGGAATACCGTATCGCTTAAAGTTCTGAAAGTGGTCGTTGTAGAGCTCGCACTTTGCTTTCATACTCGTTTCCTCCCGATTGTCCATGCCGAATCGCTGATTACCATGATGAATATCGCGCATGCACACCCCCACCAAAAATAGATTGCTTCGCTCATTTTTCGTCCTCCACTTTCTTGATAATCAGTGGTTCCGGAATATCTACCTTAATGTCATCGCCACGGGTGTTGTGCGATTCCGTGTGCTTGGCCATGTTCTCGTTTATCCATCGGATACACTGAGATTGATACTTGGCTCGATAATACTCGGTTTCTGTGTTTAATCCTGCTACTACGTACATTTGTGTGCCTCTCATTTCGCGCTGACTGACTTCACAGCCTGATCTGAATAGTCCTTGATGCTCTGTGCGTCTTTGATGGCCTGTGATAAGTCATTGTTTGCCTGTTTGGCGGCTTCTAACTGTGATGTAAGGTAATTGATGGTCTGCTGCTTTGCATCGATCTCAGCCTGTTTCTGGGCAACCGCTCGCTGGCCTTCAATAATTTTTTGCTGAATCTGGGCATCTTTGCTTGCCATGTCGTTTCCGTATTGCCGTTTTAGGGCCGCATACTGTGCCTGCGCGTCAGACAACTGATGCTGCAAATCGGACAAGCTAGACTGTGAAGCGTTGATCTTAGCCGTCAGCTTGTCGATATTGTTTTTGGTTTCCACGATGTTCTGGTGACCTTGCCAAACATTGTCAGCAATGGCGGTTGCACCGGCGCCAAACATAAGTCCTGCTAAAACAGTTACTGTAAATGTCAATTTTTTATTCATGATTTTTTCTCCTTAATCGATCTCTTCGACTTCAACTCTCGGATTAGCTTTGTCAATAAAGAACCGATCTCGCAGTTCTACAATGTGATCCCAGTTGTCGTTTTCTAAAAATTCAGCCTTTTGCATGCCGTCGAAGATAAACTTGTGCTGAAACGCGATGTTGTCCGGGTCTGTTCGCTTGTCATACCAGTACCAGTCGAAACTTAGAGGTTTTCCCCATTGAAATTTCACGCCCTGATTCATCGCTTTTCTAACAGCCAACATTACCGTTTCCGTTGCTTGTTTCTTGACTTTTGCTCCGCCGAACATATTGCCTCGTTCAACCTTGATGTACTGATTAAGAGTCATGAGGGGCAATGGAATAATGATCCTGTTCACGCTGGTTTCACGTCCTTCAGATAGTATTGACGTTGCTTGCCATCAACCATTTCAACCGTTGTGATTAGCTCTTTGGGTGCCTTGCCATCAAAAGCAACTGGCTTGTTGATGTCTTGACGTTCACCTCTGGCGTTGTATTTCTCGATTCTGATGATTCGTGCCACACCGCCAATATCACGCACGCCCATGAATACTCGATCAGGAACCATAACCAGATCACCAACCATCATTTTCGTTTTAATTGCTTGCATTTGAAGATTCCTCCTGTAGTTTCTTGTATTATTCCTCGCTAAATTGCTAACGACTCGCAATCTCTTCATGGCCGTTGTTGCGGCGCGGTAACTTGATCTCAAACTCACTTGCCACTCGCTTAACGAACGTTGTTGACTTCCCGATCCGTTTTGCAACCTCTGTTAGTGTTTTGCTCTTGCTTGCCGCCTCAGAAACTTGTACTGCATACTTCTTACGGTTAGCTTCCCCACGTTTGTTTACAGCCTTGATGCTGCTGATCAGTGCGACTGAAGGCATATCTCGATTATCAACACCGTCTACCGCACGTTTCTCGACAATCGCTTTCTTTTGATACAACGATCAGGTTATTGAACGCTTGCTTTTCGATTTTTGAGAATGCTTCGCTTTCAGAAATATCTAGCTTAACTGCGTTTTTGTATCGCTTTCGCAATTCAGCCTTGAAGTCGCGCCACACTTTGTCTCCCTGTTTGTATAAACGTACTGTTACTTGTGTCATTGCTTATCCTCCTGACGCAACTCGATGTATTCTTGCTCGCTTATTGGCTGTTTTAGCTTTTCTAGCGATATCCCCATGGCTTTAGCTATCTTTGTAAGTGTGATCCTCATTACCTCTTTGTCACTAAGAAAACTAGCAACTGTGATGCGACTCAAGCCAGCAACCAAAGCAAAACGGTATATTGGCAAGCTGGGATGATCGTCAATAAAGTTTCGAAGTCGTTCACGTGCCCAATCTTGGTTGGCATTGTTAGTTTCGCTCTTATGCTCAATCATGCTTTTGCAACCTGCTTAATTAATGGCGTTTCTGAAAAGTCCAGTGTTGCGAAGTGCTTAGCTAGTTTAATTAACTTAAGCAAGTTGCCCGAAACTTCGCCATCAGCATATATGCTGTCTGACGCTTCATGAATCATGCGTGTATTTGCCTGAGCAATGTTCTCAACAAGCACGATAATGTCTTGCCACTGTGCTTCGGTAACGTCTAGGTAGCCTTGATCATAATCGCTTTCAATGTCAGCTATCGTTTGATTCAAGGACGTTTCGTATGCCATCAGCCGCTTATCCAAGCGTTGCAAATATCTATTCGTCATTTCTTCGGCTGTCACGATCTTTTCCCCCTTACGTCCGTTAACTTTTCAAAATTCAATGTGCAATCTTTTGATTTTGGAATAATTCGGCTGATTAGTTTGCTGTTGTACATGCGCTCAAGCTCGCTCATCTCGTTGTTCGTTGTGATAATTGTTGATAGACGAGGACTGTTGCTCTCAAAATCAAGGCGAGCATTAGCAACTCGATACATCAGCTCTTGCATGTCACGTCTCACTGGCTTGATGTCGAGTTTCATACCGCCTTCTGTGCCGAAGTCGTCCAGCAACAGAACGCCAGCCTCTTTCATTGCCCGCTCAATGCCTGCCAAGCGCTTGCGAACGTCTGGCGCGTCGTATTGCAAGCTCATTAGGTTACTCAGCTCTGCTGTTGAAATAAACAGTCCCGACTGGCCTTGATCGCGCAATCTGGTTAGCATTGCTAAGGCCAAGGACGTTTTACCCGTCCCACGCGGTCCAAACAGAACCACGTTCTTAGGCACTTCCGCCATTTGCTTGGTCAGCTTGTATGCACGATTCCCCAGATTCCTAGAGTTTTGCTGATCCGTTTGTAGTTCAGGCTGCCATTTTTCGAACGTAAACTTAGCCGGAACGTTTCCGGGGAAGACTGAGTAGCGATAAATGGCACGTGCCTTTTTACGGTTCAATGCGGCCATGGAGCGTTCGTAGAAGCGCTGTTCAATCTCGGCCTGAGTTGGCAGCTTGCTAACGTCCATTCCTCGCTTTTCGATTATTTTTTGCACGTCCGCACGTGTGAATAGGCCTTTAGTCGACTCCATATCCCCAGTTCTCCTTTGTTTCCGTGTGCTCTACCCGTCTACCAGATGAAAACTTGCGATTTGCTTGAGCTGCCATGGTGTCGTACTTCGATCTCAGCTTTGATGCGCTTAGAATGTTTGTTTGCCAGAATGAATCGAACTGACACCAGTCAATCATTTTATGAATCTTATCGAATGGCCGATGATCCAACTCGTGCATCTTTCTAATGTCATCAGCCCAAGACTGTAAGTTTGGTTTTCGGTGCTCTGGGTTGTTACCTTTGATCTTCGACCATAGATAAACAGCTTCGATCATTTCAAGAGAGTCGTCAGCGTATTCACGCTTGCGGGAATGGTGACTATCTTCTTTCTTTTCCTTCTTCTCCTTCTCTTCCTTCTTGTTTGTTGACACTTGATTGACAGTTGATTGACGTTTGATTGACACTTGATTGTCATTGTCCTGATAGTCACACCACTTAGATATTGATATGATGCTATATTTGGTGTTTGATTTGATTGTCAACATTCCACTACTTTCAAACTTCTTAACCCATCTCCACACCTGACGCCATGACACTTGATTGTCACGTCGCACACCATCATTCATCTCAGACGCCAGTGCGTGGGCTCCTGTCACCAGTTCTCCGCTTGTCACGGATACTTCTTGACCGTTGAATAAGAACTTGCTAGGAGCATGATTTGCTTTCATCAAAATCAGTAGCCAAAGTTTCAACTGATTCGCGTCAGTCCATACGAAGGACTGGCGTATTTTTCGGTATACTTTTATCCAGCCTCCGTCTGCCATGTGATCACCTCAAATCAGAACGGCAAGTCTTCATCGCTGACATCGATTGGTTGACCGTTGTTGGCAAATAGATCGGCTGTATTGGTTTGTCCTGCTTGTTCCGGTGTGCCGAAAGACGGATTAGAATTTGAAGCAGATGCAGCTTTGCTATCTTTCCAACGATGCTGAATCTGTGGGAAAGCTGTTGGCTCCCACTTCTTGATATGCGGATAGGTTTTACCGTTGTATTCTTCATTTTTGACGGTAACTTTAACGGCATGACCCGTGAAATCTGCAAGCATCGCCGCAAGATCAGCCCACTTCTTATGGTCTGGAATGCCAGCATTTTTGCCAATCATGAATAGGTATCCCATTGCATACTCTCCGGTGTCTTTCTTTGGATATTGGTTGTCGAAGATATGCTTGTTCTGATATTTCTGTGGAACGTCATTGCGTACGATTAGGTCGAACTTGATAAACTCGCGATCTTTGTAGTTATCAAATCCAAAGCGGTTAATAACGCATTCATATACACCATCTTGAATGTCGCCATTTACTTCTGCTGCTTGTGAGTAGTCCATTGTGATAGCCATGTTTTAGTCCTCCTGTTTAATTGACTTTTCCTGATTTCCAAATTTGAATAGCTCTTTAATTGGCACTAACTTTCGATTGTCTAATCTGTTTTTAGCAAAGATTGCATCGGTTCCCTCGAGAATGACGCCACGGCCATCAGTCTTGGGATTAACTACCACGCGTCCCACAACGTCTGTCAAGCCTAATAGCCCGTCACGTACGCTGTCACGAATTGCTGGTGCATACTGGCTGAACGATTGTCCAGTTTCGCTTGTAATGTCTCGTGTGTTCTCCCAAGCGGTTACTAGCACGTTAACTGGTGCGTCCATGAAGATCATGGTCATGATACGGGCAAAGTAATTTGTCCATCTTGAGTAATCCTGAAGCTCGTTGCCAATGCCGTTTTTACTGTGCCTGCCCATCTCGACAAACCAGTCTTTTTCGAACGCTGATACGTTGTCGATCACCAGATTGTCATATCCGGAAACACGTTCAGCCAGATTTTTCAGAAATTCTTTCCATTCTTCGCTTGGCTTACTTCGGTCAAATGGTTGCACATCGATGTTCGGTGCACCAGATAGCACTTTTGAACTGTCATCCAGATCTAGCACGAGTGTTTTGCCATTAAGATTGCGGATAGCTGACGTCTTACCGACACCAGGCTTTCCATAAATCAAAACTCGCCAGTTCTTTGTTCGATCAATTGAAGATGCATGTTTAATTGGCTGCATCTACCGCACCCCCAGTCCAATGTTCTCAACCAGTCGCGCATTTGGTACCTCACGGCCAGCTTGTAATGCTTTCTTCAAGTCGGCTTTGTTGACCGTCAACGTGGTCTTAATGAGCTCTGGTGGCAACTTATTCGGGTCTTCTGGTGCTTCCACGCTCACTGTTCTGCGAGTGTAAATACTGAACAGTGGTGTATGAATGTGTTCACGACCAGTTTCAACCATCGCTTGCGCCAATCGTGATTTGATTGTCGCAGCGTTTTTCTTGGCACTTGTCTTTCGTTCTTGCAAACGCCTGATTTCAGCATCGATTTCTTTGACGTCTGCTTCGATTGATTTATAGACTTTGACATAGCCAACCGCCTTATCATCAAAGTCGCCCTCAACCATTTCCATCGTGTCAGCAATAGCTTTTGGATCAGCCTTGCCACTTTCTGCCAGTCGTTGCAAACTGGTCAATTTGTCTGTTAAGTCGTATAATACTGACATATAATATTTTCCTTTCATCAGTCGTTGGTGTGCATACCAGCGGCTTTTTTCATAGCTTGTTTGATAATGAATAGGATCGCGTGTGCACCATCTTCTTGACCTATGGCGTACGTTTGATGAGGGTCTGTATTGTTCGTCCCATAGTCGGTAGCAACCTTGTGATATGCTGCAATCTGACGGTTCGCTTCGGCTAGAATTCGTTCGTATTCCTCATTGGTCATCATGTCATCCCCTTAGTTTTGCTAGTCGTGCACGTAGCTTCTCGTTCTCGGCAAGCAACATCTTTGCAATTGGTGTGTGGTTGCCGCGCATAATGTCTAACGTCAATTTGTTGTGTTCGTTCAGCAAATCACCAATGGTACGTTCTGATTCATTCAATCCAATACCTCCAATTTCCGATGTGGCCTAAGCAGTGACCAACGATCACGCCGAAGGCACCACCAATTAGTAAATATTCAATCATTATTTGCCCTTCTCTCTAAGTGACCTTGAAATCTCTGGGAACCATTTGTCTAAGAAGTCGAGCCATGGTTTCGGATGAAACAGATACCCCTTTTTGCCAGGCGGTGGATATGAAACTACGGTATCTTGCAAGAACTTGTGGAAGCGGGGGACGTTTAAGATATTGTTAACTACCCACGTGTTGTTATGCCCTTCGACATAGCTTGTTGCGGTGGTGAGCGTCCACATGCCTCGTGCTGCTAGCTTGCGTTTTAACTCTTGGTTCTCCTTGATCATCTTTGTCAGTTCTTCTTCATCGACCGCTAAATACTTTTTGCTTGAAATCTGATCATCTTCAACAACCTGCAACAACGGCATGGCATTTCCTCCTTTCTTTTGGCCTCCCCTTGACAGATAATCAAGTTATCTGGTGATGGAAGGAGGTGATATAAATGGACTTGCCATACAAAAAAGTATTTGCTCCTACCAGTGGCAATATTGGCGCGGTGTTTTCTTCGAAAGATGTAGCAATTAAAAGTGCCTACTCATTCAAAGATGGAAATGAATTCTTTATGGTTCGTAATCTTATTGTTGATGGTAAAGAAGAGGTACTCGTTGAAAGAGCGTCCAACGTTCTTACCGTATGGAGCACTCTTCCTTTAGGAGACGAAAGCAAAGGTTCCTACAGTGTGGGTTAATTCTTCGTCCTCAATAACGATTGTCACCAGGTCTCCCGGTTTTACTGCTGGGGGAAATGGATAACTAGTGCGCCAAGTGTAAAGAGTTACCCCCGTGCTACCCATATCAGTGCGGGGCTTTTTGTTTTCTTCGTTCATACTGTTATCTCCTTTTGTAGAAACTTGTTGATAAAATACTGCTGTCCTTTGCCGGTCACCTTTGGGGTCTTCTGAACTGTTACATGGCCGTCCGAGTGACTGATCGCCGTTTCCTTGACCTCGAACAAGCCTAGCTCCATCGCGCGTTGTGTCGGCGAGTTATAGTCGGCACCAATCCGTTTGATCAAATAGCCTTGCTCACGTAGCCAGGCGAACAACCGCTTGGCACCAATGTCAACTCCGTTCTGTTTGAGCACCTTGGCAAGATCACCGACCAAGATAGTTGTGTGACTTGTGGCTACCGCGTCTGCAAACAGAGCTTTAGGTTTCATATATTCAATCTGTTCAGCCTGACTAGCTGCCAGCTTCAATGCCTCGGCATAACTGCCCGGGATTGCATAACCCGTCTTGATCTGCGTCTCCATGCTGTTGAACGCGTTGATGTAACTGATCTTGAACTGAAGTGCCTTCTTACCGGTGAAGCCCATGGCTAGCAATGTGAAACCGTCACGATTCATGTAGTACATTGGATATTGCTTACCACGGTTGTCATACGTTGCCTCGGAAAAGAATTTGGCGGCCGATTTTTCGGCTGCGAGATTGCTGATAGTTTCAAGAACATGTTTGTGGTCTTTTCCAAATACCTCGGCCACACGCAAGCTAGTTGTCACCGCTTGTTTGTTGTGCATGATTACTAGTTCGTTCATACCGTCATCCCCTTTGTGTCTTTTAGGACACTTCAATTGTAAAAAAAATATCCATTGTTTCTGATCGTGTTAGCGGAATTACTTTTGCTAATGCTTTAATTTCATTTGTCTTGAAGGGACGTTCATCTCGCAGCCCCTTATAAAAAGTTGATGGTGCTAAATTAATGCCATCATCATTTACTTTTTTAAGTACAGCTGTTACCGTTAGTCCTTTTGACTTGATAGTGCCAAGAAGCTTATCCTTATTCATGTAATCACCTCGTTTCCTTTAGGACACTTTTATTAAAACATCAAAAAGTACAGCTGTCAACACAAAAGTGTCCAAAAAGAAACTTTTTTTCGTTCTCCATTATTTATGTGTATTTTAAGACACATTCGTGCTATTATGTATCCATAGATAGGAGGCAACGTTTATGTCAATCTCATTAAGAGATAGAAGAATAAGCCTAGGACTTACGCTTGAAGAAGTTGGCAACAAAGTCGGTGTCGGCAAATCAACCGTAAGAAAGTGGGAAACTGGGTCAATTGGGAACATGGGACGTGACAAAATCGCTGCTTTGGCGAAAGTTTTAAAAATAAGTCCAATGGATATTATTGATCCAGATGGTGAAATTCCAGATACCGTTGTGGATAAGATTCATGACACGGTGGTTCAACTTCACCCTGAACGCCAGCAGAAAGTCTACACATACGCGGAAAAGCAGCTCAATGAGCAGCAGAACCCCGACAACGTTGTCAGCTTAGATGGGGCACATGCAGAACGTAATCTCGATGAACCAGAGCTCAATGTTGAGGTTGATGGTATTGTGGCCGCTGGATATGGTGCCTTTAATGATGATCGCTATGAACCAATGGACACAGTTAAGATTCCAGACAGTGCTATTCCGTCTCACTACGATTACTGCTTTAAAGTTGTCGGTGACAGTATGTCTCCTTACTACGAGGATGGTGAATTTGTATTTGTTCAGAAAACACAAGATGTTACTAACGGTATGATCGCTGTAGTTGACATTGATGACATGACATTCATCAAAAAGCTGATATTAGAGCAAGACCGTCTGTGCCTTCGGTCATTGAATGATGACGTAGATGAAAAAACTGGCAAACGTATCTACCCAGATTTCTACGCTGACGACACAGACAATATTCAAGTGATCGGAAAAGTTGTTGGGTCATATGCATTCAATTAATCTTACGTCCAAACCCTGATCGACGTTAAAAGCTGAATTTTTGGGAGAGGAATAATGAAACTACTTATCTTAATTGCCTTTTTGGGATCGCTCCTATTGGCTGCAATATTTGGCACATTGTCTATAGTCCAACGAAAGGATTCGAGAAAACTAAAACGGAACCTTATTATTACCGCGTTGTCGGCAATAGCATTTATTGCAATCTTTTTTTGGATTGGCACCTATTCGGGAGAAAGCAACAGGTCAGCTGCATCTAGTTCGTCTTCGAAAGCTGAATCGTCAAAGGTCGAGTCGTCACAAGATGATGATGACAGTTACGAAGACACTGATAGCGATGACTCTGATGATGAAGAATCATCAAGCACAGAAACGTTCAACGCAGCTGACTACAACACTGGGATCACTTATGAACAATTGGCACGGACTCCAGACGACTACAAGGGCAAGAACATCACTTTAACGGGCAAAGTTATTCAAGTAGTTGAGGGTGACGATGAAACTGATTTGCGTGTTGCAGTTGATGGTAATTATGACAATGTAATTATGGTCGGTTATGATCCAGATATTATGAACGGATCTCGTATTCTAGAAAATGACAAGATCACCTTCTATGCTGAAAGCTTGGGTACCACCACTTACAAATCAACCATGGGTGGCAAAATCACAGTTCCATTGGCTTTGGCCAAGAAGATTGATGACGCCGGAACTGCTCCCGACGACTATGGTGATTAGTCCCTTTACCCACGCAAGCGGCGTCCCCGTGCAAGCCGGAGAGTGGGGCTTGTATCGCATACCAAATTAGCAAAGTTATCTTTAGAACTGATACAGAGATAAAACGATCCTCTTCTATACGGGAATTCATCAAGGGATATAGGATTACTACGGCAACGGGTAAAAGCAAAACAGAGTATAATAAAACCAAGGAGGCGGATAACATGACAAATGAAAATACCGTGACTCAAGATCAATTAAAGTTTGCAGAGCAAGACGCTAATCACAAGCTTGATATTATCAACATAAAGATTGACGCACTAACAAAATCGGTTAATGCAATTTCAATCAAAGCTGACGGACTCGATGAACTAAAAACTACTACTGCTGTTTTATCTGAAAAAGAGTCGACAACACGGGCTTTGGCATGGGCCATTGTTGTTGCCATTGTTGGAGGCCTCATTAAGCTGATTCTTTTTTAGTCAAGGCAAGGTTCATTTCAGGCTCACAGCAACGTGGGCTTTTGTTTTCTCTAACTTATTTTTTCACAACTCATTCTCCTTATAGGAGGTATCATCTATGAAAACAATTACAGTAATCTCTTATAAGTTTGGCGAAAAAAGCTGGAAAAACTTCGAAGGAGAACCTATCAAAAAATATGAGCACTCAGTTCTCCTAGACATTTCAAACACCGAAGTCTTTAGTGATAAAGAAAAAACAGAACTGAATTACAAGATCGTTGTCCCCTTTTCTAGAATTAGAGAGAAACGATTAATCAAAGATATTCCACTCAGTAACGTAAACGAGGCGCTTAACAAGAAAAAAGCAAGTAGGAGAAAGTAACGACAAAAAGCGCCTACCCAAGCGAATGGGTAGACGCCTAACAGAACGTGACTGCATGGTTAGGTGCAATAGCACCCGTCTGTATTGTAGCACAAGGAGGTGTAAATGTGGCCAGTATTAGTAAACGTGGCAAAAAATGGCAATATCGTGTCTCTTACAAGGATAATGATGGAACACGCAAGTATGTCAACAAAGGCGGCTTCCCCTCAAAAAAAGCTGCTGATATAGCGGCAACCGAAGTCGAACGTCAGCATAATCGCGGTGCAAATTTGGATCTTAACAAGATAACGTTAATCGACTACTGGGACAAATGGATTGAGCTGTACAAATCTGGTAAGCATTCTCGTATCACCGAAGCCCGGTATAAAACAATTCGTAAACAGTTATTAGCCTACTGGGGCGAAAGCCGTGAACTAAAATCAATTTCAAAATCAGACTGGCAGGGATTTATCAATGAGTTTGGCAAAAAAAGGGCTAAAGATACAGTCAGCAAATTGAATGGCTATGTTCGCTCAATGGCTGATTCTGCCGTCGATGACCAAATAATATATACTAACTTCACTCATAACGTTGTCCTCACTGGTAATGAAGGCCAAGCAGGAATCATCAAATATTTGCAAGTAAAGGATTTGCGCAAGCTCGTCAATTACTGCCTAGAATTTGCAGACTACGAGCATATTGCTTACTACATCATCGCAACCGGGGCACTGACCGGAGCTAGGTATTCTGAAGTTCTTGGGCTCACGTGGGATCATGTTGATCTTAAAAAGCGCGTTGTACACATTACCAGAACGTGGGATCACAGATATGGCAGCGGCTTTGCTGCTACTAAGAATAAATCAAGTGTACGTGACATCGACATCACGAGAGAACTTGCAGACTTGCTTTTACGTCTCAAGAAAGAACAGCAAGAGGTATACGTTGCTCAGGGATATCGTGATAGCAAACAACTATTATTTCGCAGCATACGGCATAACATGCTATCTAGCACGGCAATTAATAAGGATCTAAGGACGATCGAGAAGGCTCTAGACATTTCCCCCGCGATTACTTTCCACGGGCTTAGACACACTCACGTTTCCTATTTGATTGCCAATCACGTTGACATTAACTATATTTCAAAAAGACTTGGGCATGCCAATACAATGATCACTCAAAAAGTCTACGCTCATCTTCTTGAAGATCAAAGAAAAGAGCAGGTATCCCAGACGCTACAAGCACTTTCTAGACTTTAG